ATCTCGTCGGCGGCTTTGTTGCAATCGTCTGCGGTCGTCCACGGCGCGTTCCGTAGCCGCGCCACGATGTCATTGCTTTCCATTGCTAACCTTCAATTCGTTGAGTTTGTTCTTGTTCATCTTGATCTCGATGTTGATGATCCGGATCTGGTCTTCGAGTTCGCGGATGCGATCACGAATCTTTGCAGCCTGAACATCAACGCTGATCGACTTGTTCCATGGGTGTGTTGACTTGGGCTTCACTACGGTCATTAGTCCACCTCACAATTTCCGGGACGGCCACTTGCTTTGAACTCGTTGACATACTGGTACTTTGAATGCTTGCCATCAGGCCAAGTGATCAGCAACTGAAGGTGGCCAATCTTGACGCGCGGACACATACAGATGTTCCTGCCATACTTCTTGAGCTGCTCCCAGAAGTAGATGTCTTCATCTGTCTTGTACGGTCCCCAGTTGCCGTTCTTGTCTGGAAGAGATTTGAACAACGGTCTAGGAATGTTCTTGAGATGTGCCAAACGAATCAGCGTCAAACCAAAGTGGCCAAACTCGATATCGACAGCGTCTCTACTGTTGAACTTTGGATCCTCTGATTTGCGATGCAAGTGGTCATTGGATTCCCGCTTGACTTGGACTGGACAAAGTGCAGTGATGTCTGGGTTTTGCTCCATCACTTCCCAAAGAGTTGTGATGTCCGCTGTGTTGAACACGCTGTCGTAATCAATCACCAGTGCGTACTTTTCTTTACCCTCAGCAATAGCGTATTCAATTTCACGCTCAAGGCACTGCCCCCAAAAAACTCCTGTAACAAAGCGGGAGCGGTACTTGAGTTCATAGGCCGTTTGCATATGGCAATCCATAGTCGCGGTCCAAGTCACTCGTGGTAGGGACATGATGCCCCTGATGCTGTCTCCGATTGGGTTACTCATTCGAGATCCTCATTCACTGGAAGTTCCTCGACTTCGGCCAAGCGACCACTGTCCTTGTACCACCGAAGTCCTCCTGCAAGTCCTGTCTCTCCTGTGTATCGGTTCTTGAGAACACGAAGCATCAACAGGTTTGCATTCTCATCGTCCTGCTGGTTACGCTCCAGACCGATCACAGCGTCAGCCAACTGCGCGATGCTATGTGATCCACGGAGCTGTGCAAGACTGGTCTGTGCTCCGTTCTCGTGACCACGGTCGCCATCAGGACGGCGAAGGTGACTCACGACGAACAAAGCGATCTGCGTCTCCTCAACGAGAGAGCGCAGAGATGTCATGGCATTGTCAATCAGTCGGCGTTCATCTCCGTCACCAAGACCAGACACGACAATGCTGAGGTGGTCTAGGAATACATACTCGCATCCCAGTGCCTTGGTCATGTAGCGGACACGAGCCAGCAGGTTCTCAGGGTCAACCGATCCAAAGTGATCGAACATCACGACCTTGGCAACGGTTGCCTCGAAAGCCTCGCGCTTCTGCTGCTCGGATACACCGCGCTCACTCCACCAATACGGAGGGCAGTTCAGGTGGATGCCCATGAGGTTGCGTCCTGATCGCTTCACGGACTCCTCAAGCATCAGCATTCCAACCTTCTTACCCGCACGGATCAAGTGGCAGATCAACTCACGACACACCGATGACTTGCCGATGCCTGTACCGGAGGTAAGAACAACCAGCTCTCCCTTGCGGATTCCCAGCAGCTTGTCGTTCACCTTGGTCCACGGGTAGTCCACACTCTCCGTGTTGTCCTCGGTAATGACTGCGTCCCACAGGTCGGAACCAACAACAACACCATCAGGGCGGTATGTCTTGGCTCCGTACACAGCGTCAACGATCTTCGCAGCAGCACCAGCTTGCAGTGCTTCGTTGGGATCCTTGAAGCCAGAGACGCGCCCGATCTTGGCCTTGCCGGGAGTCAGCAGCAGAGCACATTCACGCGCTGCCTTTCGCCCCGGCTCGTCATCATCGAACAGGATATGGACTGCATCAAAAGATTCCAGCCACTCAAGACTCTTCTGGAACGCCTTCACGGCTCCTGCGGCTCCTGTCGGGACGGAGACAACAGGCCACTTGTTGCTGAAGACTTGAGAGACGGTCAGCGCGTCAATCTCTCCCTCGGTGACTGTGACCATCTTGCCACCGTCGCGCCACAGATGCTGCCCATACAGACCCACATCTTTGAACTCACCAAGCGTCACGAAGTCCTTGGAGGGAAACCGTAACTTCTGGGCTACAACCGCTCCATCCTTCATGTACTGCGCGACCTGAACGCTCTGTCCGTTGTACTCACTGATTCCGTATCCCCAGAACCTGCAAGTCTCCTCACTGATGCCACGCTTCTTCAGCGCGGAGAATGAGACATCGATCATGTTCGCCTTCCTTGTGGGGCCAGTGCAATGCATTTCATTGTCCCCTTTTTCTCTGTAGTTACAACCGAAGCACCAAGCGTGGCCGTCTGTGTATCGCGCAAGGTTGTCCTTGCTGCCGCAACTAGGACACGGCTCGTGTCTTACGAATTCGGATTGGTTCGACATGGTGTTCTCTGATTTCCACTTCGATCCTTGGCTCTGAAGAGTACCTCTTCGATGCGATGATCCTACAGATCTGCACATCGTCCTGCCACGCCCACCCATTCAGCACATCGAGAACACCCTTCTGGTAGTTGTCGATGTCCCCGATTGGATACGGGTTGCTGGGGTTCTTGGGTGTGCGGCAGTAGAAGACGACCTCTACTTCAAGAGGGCAAGACAAAGGGCAGCCCTTGGGTCGGCTCATCTCACCAAGGGCTGCCCACGCGAGTTTACGAAATGTGTCGTAACGCTTCTGGTAGTACACCCGCCCGTTCCTCGCAACACGAGGGCGAGAGGCAGCGACAGGTTCAACCCAAAGCGTAATACGCATCAGAAGTCGTTGTCCGAATCTTCAAAGGAAACAGTAGCTTCCTGCTCCTTGACGAACCCATCGGTCGCCTTGAAGCCGAAGGCATCGAAGTTATCGCCAGCGAGGTACTGACGCAGCTCAAGAACTTGCACTGCACGGAGGCGAAGGCTGAGACCATGGCCAACCATAGTGGTGAAGTATGGGGCAACATCGAAAGCGACCTTGATGATCGATCCGCTGCCCACATTGAGATCTTTGACTGGGTTGCCCTTGGCATCGAAGAGCGCAGGCTTCTGGTCCCACTGCTTCTCGCCAGTGCCTCCCTTTGCCTTGAGCTTGAACTTGAAGCGGGTCTTACCGTCTTCGGTCTGCTTCCACGGCATCTCAGCCCGCTTCAGCTGCTTCTTGCCCTTGGTCTTGCACTCGTTCGCGTAGTCCGCGTCAGCGATCTTCTGAAGCTTGGCCACCAGCTCCTCAGCAGCCGCACCATCAAGATCGAGATCCACCGAGTAGACACCGTTCGCATCGAACTTGGTGTCAGGCTTCTCAATCTTCGGGTAAACGGCGATGCCCTGCGGGCTGGTGACGCGGACGATGTTCTGCTTGCTCATGTTCTTGTTCTCCTAGTTAGTTGAAGTAGTACTCACTACTCAACACCTCATGTACATCCAGAGATCCGTACTCTGGAACTTCAGGTAATTCTACCAGAGAAGGAAGGTATGTCAAGACTTCACGGCGGAACTCGGCCAGAACATCATGCTGAAAGATATCCACAGTAGCCTTTCTTACAGCCTTTGACACCGTAGGTACATCTGCGGCAAGACACAAGATCTGGTCATGTACTGATCCGAGATCTTGAACACCTTGCTCAAGACAAATGTTCACGGTGCGTCCAAGAAGACCACCAACACCATCAAGGCTATGCACAAAGTTTGGAGCAGCTCCATTCAAGGCTTTACGCTTTGATTGCTTGCCGTTCTCTTCGCGAATGGTAAGCACACGAGCACGAGCACCAATGCGAGTTGATACCGTCATTGCCTCATAGTTCTCATAGCGCATACGAACTGGAAGGCCCATTGGAGTTGTCCATCGTGGAGTTACATCATGATCGACAAGCGCACCCATACACTCACGGATGAACTTCATGCCGCGTGTGGCTGAACCAACAACATCTTCCATCGAGTTCCAGATCATCTTGCCCAAGAACGCGGCTGGTTTGTAGATCTCAAGGCCGAACGGATTGGGAAGGTGGCGAAGACGATCATCAAGCCACTCGCGTGTGTATCCGATGCAGGAGTGCTGCGTCAGGCCATATGGAAGAGTCATGGTCTGACGCTTGGTTGTACTGCGATCAATACCTAATGAAAGAAGACCGCTGGCATACGGGCTGTCGCTAGTCTTCAGTTTATCGATGACTCGATTAGCCACAGCCTGATACGGATCCGCAGGTCGCGCACTAGGGAGCACGTTAGTTGCAGCAGCGGCGATTGGGTCACGGAGAAGAAGCGCATAGATTTGAAGTCCTTGTGTGGTGGCATCCATGCCAATCGGCAACCGAGACATGAAGCCGAAGCCTCGGTTCCAGAAGTTGGTGAGTTCCTTACAGGCGGCATAGAACGCAAACGGATCATCTGCCTCAGTCCATTGTCCGTTGGTGTATGGATCGATTCCACTACACTTGATGAGATCTGTATTACTTTCGATCCAATGAAGTCGCTCTTCCTTGGACTTCTTATCGAGTCCCCACTTGTTTGCAGTGTGCAGCATCAGAGCCTGAAGCTGAGCTTCGGTCTGAATTGGCTTGGCTCTAGCAAAGCGTAGCAAAGACTTAGCCAAGCTTGTTCCTTGAGGATGTAGGAACAGCGGCAGGGGATATGCACGGCCACGAAAGTCCAGCTGCTGTGGGTAGAAGATCCGTTCATAGGTCTTCATCTTCTCAGCAACAAACAGTGTCTTCAGCAGCTGAAGTCGCTGACTCTCAAGAGACTCGTTGTGGAAGTAGACCTTGGCGGCAGCCTTACGCCACTGGCGGCGAGAATCTGCATTGGTCTCGATGTCCTCTGGCTTGGCGGGAACTTCTTCATCCTTCGCACTAGGCAAGCCATCTAGCTTCCACGATCCTTTCCAAGCTTGGCTTACTAGTTCGTGAACTTCAGAATCTACCTGCCAAGGTGTGGCCTGTAATAAATTTGTGGCGTGATAGATGCGTGATAGATCGCAGCTTGAAAGTTCAGTCTGGTACTGCTTGTTGCGGGTTTTGATTAGAGGGCGCGGTTTCCAATCCAGTTGACGATACCCACCGATCCAAGGATTAGACCACGGAAGAGGGCGCTCGACCATCGGCAGGAAGAACGGAGTCAATTCCTCGTGGTACTCGTGGCACTTTTTGATCCAGTCGCTGATGTCCTTGCTTGGACCTACAGCGCAGTAGCGGCGACCTCTGGCGTTCAACTTGGTCAAGATTTGAATGATGCCCGTTCGCATAGCCATCATCTCGACAAGAACGACACCAAGAGCCAGAGCATCGGCCTTGGCCCACCGCTTGGTGACAAGATCGACAGCCTTGGCTGCGTCTCGGATGAACCTTCGCTTCAGTCCCGCACCGACAGACTTGAAAGACAACTGCTGCATCTTGCGGAAGAAGTCTGGTTCTTCTTGAGCCAATGTCTCTAGCAGAATCTCGTCCTCGATGGCCCTACCAACAGCGATGCACAGGCTCGTCATCATCCGCTCAGTACTCAAGCCGTCGATGATCACCTTTGAAGCGATCACTGACATCTTGTCTGAAGGTAGAAGTTCGACAAACGGTAGACAACGGTGATGCTTTCCAGGACTTGTCCGTGCCTTGGCCAACCAAGCATCAATTCCAAGCCTCATCTCCTCGGTGCAGCGGTTCAGCAACTGGCGACCGGGAATCGTGTTGGATTCAGCCGAGATCTCCGTGGCCTTTTGCTTGCGTGAACGGTAACGGGATTTACCCATTGCCATCATCTCGGCCTGTAGTGCGTCTTGCTTGGTTTCCATAGAGCGTAGTCTAATGCTTTAGACACAACATGGGCAAATAAAAACCCCCGGAGCAACCAAAGGTCGCTCACGGGGGCAGAGGAAAAGAGAACGGGTTGAGTATAGCAGGTTATGCCGTGACGAAAGTGTCATTCAGCAGTTTGTCGAACTGAATCACACTGCGGGCGAAGTCGCCCGCCTCCATGCCCTTCGCGGTGTGCGTGTAGGCATTGTGGATGTTCCACAGGGTGTTCTCCTTGACCTTGTAGTCGAAGGAGGGTTGATGGATTTCGTTGGCATACGCCACCGCCTTCGAGGCGGGCAGGAGACCACGACGGCAGACCTCCATGGCGAATGCGTCGATCATGCGGCGATCATCCACGACGATCTCACGCAGCCTGTCGTTGCGCTGATTGGCATGGTTGATCGTCTCACCAAAGGTGTAGACACTACGCGCAATCAAGTCGGGGATGCGATCCCAAACATGGGTGGTGTGTCGAGTCCGCAACTTGTGATCAGCAATGATTGCGCCGTTGCCACACACGAAGACCTCTGCACCGAACAGCAGGGTGACGCTGCGACTCTGATCATAGGAGTTGAGGACACCCACCATCCAGTCGAGGCTATGATCCGTAGGAAGGCCACCACCGGAGACGGAAAAGGTAGAGACGAAACGCGGCTTCTTCTTGTGGATCTGATGCACTGGCTTGTCAATGTCGAAGCCGTTGGCTGTGAACATCGACATGACGCTGTGCATCAGATGACGGTGTGGGACTGGGGTGTAAGACTGGGTTGTGAACGGAATGGTGACGTTGTCGATGGCGTTGCTGCTGACATAAGCTTCGTTGAGGGTAAGCATGGTTTGAATCCTTCTAGTGAAATGCATTTCACTCAGTTGTTTTTGTTGCTGTACTTGGTGATCACTTCTTGGAGGTAACGGGCTTCGTCGTTGGTCAGGTGGTGGTTCTTGCCCACGATCTTCATGACCTTGGATGCCCACAGGAATGCCGTCATGTAGTCGCGATTAGTGAAGCACTGGCATGAGTTGACGATGCCGTCACTGATCTTGAGCCTGTTGACTGGCTTCTTTGGTTTGGTGGGCATTAGTTATAACTCGGGCTGTACGAGTCCTCCTCGTTCTCCTGATCTCGGGTGCAGTCAGGGCAAGAGCACGGGACACCCCTGATAATGCTGTCCAGTGTTTCAGCCACGGATGCGAGAACATTGATGACCTTGTCCTTGTGCTCGGCCTTTAGGGGATCAGAAAGTTCCAAGATGGCTCCGATGTTGTCAAGAACGATGACCGCAGCCATCATGCGAGGGAGATCTTCCTGTGAGAATGTAGTCGTCATGGTTTCCTCTTTCCGCGTTGCTTGAGGTATGCGCGGCCCACCCGAAAGGAAAGTCAGTTCTTCACGCGGACGGCCATCTCTTCAAGGAGAGCGGCTGCCAACTTCTTGTAGTCGATGTTCTCGGCCAGCGAGTCCATGTCGATCTCGATCCGGTTGGCAACATCGTCGATGTCAATTTCGCTAGCGAGTTCACGGTAGGAGATCTCACCGGAGAGATCGGCCATGTCAATGTTGCCCGCCAGTTCGCCGTAGTCAATCGCGCGGTCGACAATGCGGCTCATCTTGTAGTTGTTCTCAAGAGCATCTTCAATATGCATATTGACGGCGTGGTTGACTTCTGCCTTGAAACGGTCGTTGGTGTAGAGGGTCGGCTGCAACTCCTCGGAGATGATGGCCTTCACGAAGGTGCGGAGCGGGGACGGGTCGATGCTGATGCTGACGGTGTTCTCAGTGCTCATGTTCTCTGTTCCTTCTAGTCCAACAATTGGACTGGTGGCGGGCCTCGGAAACACTCCTTGGCCATGTGTGTAATATACCCGAAGATCGGGCAAAGTCAAGTGGTCTTGGACTCGAAGCGGCGGAAGTTGTCAACGGCATCCCAGTAGCCGCCCGTGTGCTTGCCCGCTGCCATGATCGGAGTGCGAGCCTCACGGATGATGTTGTTGGCGTGGATGATGGCCTCGTCTCTCTCCTGTCGGAGAATGTCGAGTTTCAACTTCAACTCTTCGATGTCTTTCTCGTGGTCGGTCAAGAACAACTGTTCTCGCTGTTCTTCAGCGCAGCCCTTGCACGGAGGATCTTGGTAGCAGCCACAGCCGTTGTCCTGCTTCTGCTTGAGCGCAGGGGACTTGATCACTTCATAGGCGGTGATGTGGCCAGTCTCGATGGCTTCCCCAAGGGTGTCGCACATCTCGCAGTATGGAGCCTCGACACGGACAA